ATGGACATCGACACAACCGGATTCGAGCACGGCATGCCGACTCAAGTCGAAATGCTCGAGCAGCAATCCCACCTCCTGATGGCCGAGAATGACGACCTAAGGGCACAGCTCGCCCAGGCACAGGCCAACATCACCAAGCTGGTCGATATCAATCAGGGGCTCAATTCACAGGTGGCCGCCGAGTCGCTGCGGGCTAACGGCACCCACGTTCGCCTGGTTCAAATCGGCAACCGCCTGCGCTGCAGCCATGGGATCGACATCACCCACTGGTTTACCGACTGACCTGAGCAGGCGGCGTCAGGGCGTCATACTCGCGCTCGCACTGCCGGCCGGCAGCCCTTGCCCGGTCAAGAGCTGCCGCCAGCTCTCCCGCTCGTTCGTCAGCCCGTGCGAGCAGGTCGGAGAGCACCATGGCGGCGCGGGTGGCTGTCTGGCCTCTGGCGACAGCGGCGGTATCCGTGCCGGTGCAACTGACGGTGGCGGCGAGCTTGCCGGCTTCGTCGCGCAACCGCTGACCAGCAGCATCGGCGTCAGCAGCGCCAGCATCAGCAATCGTTCTTTCTTCCTGTGCATGGGCTCTCGCCTCCTCCTGCGCCTCGGCGCGTCGTTGTTCTTCCTGCCGGGCGCCGCGCTCGCCGATCACCTCTGCCAGCCGGTCACCACTGTCACGTTGCGCTGACGCTTGGCCGGCAACCGCGCGCTCCACCGACCGGCCATGCTGGTAGGCGCCCCAGTAGGACGCCACCAAAAGGACCAAGGCTGCGGCCTTGACCCAGCCGTTCACGCCGCCATCTCCCCGCCGCAGGCGCTGAACATCGCCAGAAGCTGATCCTGTGGCTTGGCCTCAGCCGCCCGCTCCGCCTCGTAGATGCCCAGCAGCGCGGCCAGCTTGTGCTCGCGTTGGCCATAGCCGGCACCGGGCAGACTGGCCCAGATCGGCGCGGCATTGGCGATCGCTTCGGCAATCCGGCCGGCCTTGATGAGAGGCAGTGCGCCGCACTCCGTCAGCAACTTGACTGCAGCCAAGTCCTGGGCCTCGGGAATGAAACGCCCCTTGAACCCGTAGTTCTTCACGATGGCGTCCCAAGTGCCGGCGAGGAATTGGTACCGGCCGGCAGCGGAGCTGTAGATGCTGTACTTCGGCAGCCACACCATCACCTTCGGGTGCTTCCCGTAGTCGCTGAACAGCTTGCCGCCCACCAGGACGTTGTACCCGTCGTCACTGGCCTTGATAGTCGAAGTGCCTTCGGACCAGGCCAGCATGTCCAAGAAGGCAATCACGTTTACGCCGCCGGCATCTGCGGCAGAAATTCGGGCCATGGTTTTCTCCAAGCAAAAAGAAGCCCGCGCTAGGCGGGCATCGGGTGGTTGCGAATCACGTCAGGCAACAGGCGCTTCAGGCTCCGGCACCGGCTCAGCCGGATCTTTCGCGCTGATGGATACCTTGGCGGTGTAGTCCTTCAGCACCTGCGCGACACAGACCTGGGCGGCCGGGAACTGGGTCAGGATCTCGCGGGCACGGGCGTCAGCCTCCTCTTGGGTGGCGTAGCGGGTTTTGTTGGCAACTTCGTAGTCATTGCTCAGGTTGATGGCGACAAATGGCATGGGTTTTCTCCAGATAAAAAGAAGCCCGCTCGATGGCGGGCATTGGGTAGGTGTTGCGTTCAGGTTTTAGGGTGTTGCTGCTTGACCCGTTGCAGGGTCGTGTAGAAGGGTTCGGCCTTGGGCATCGCCCCTTGGTCCATGGCGTGCCAGAGCATGTCCAGCTGTTCCTCTATGGGCGGGTAACCTTCCCGGCGCGCCAGGTCGTAACTCACCTCGGGCGTGTAGGGCTCGAACTCGCCGTTGATGTATTTGAAGCGGCCGTGCGGGGCCGCCCCCAAGTGAAGCCGGCCACCTTGGGCGTGGTCATTCAGGTGCAGGCGCTGGGAGGTGCCCGCCTGAATGACCACGCCCTGCTGGTCGGTAACAAAATAGGAGACGACTTCATACGGGTCGTCCCTTTCCACGGTCGAACTGTTCATCGTTTGCATACCACCGCAAGGATCGAGGCGCCGTTGGTGTTGCCGGCGTGGTTTGAGGAAAGGGTGTAGGTGTGCGTGCCCGGCCCGGGGTAGTCCATCACTCCGCGACTGGCGAGCGTTGATTCCCGGGGCCGCTCCATCCAAAGCAGGACGCCGTTACGGGTCATGCTGATATCCGACTGGTAGGTTTGCGTCAGAGACCCCTGCAAGAAAACCGCATAGTTGCCATCCAACGTTACCGTCACGCTAACCGTGTTGGACCCTGCGAAAGCGCCTACCGGGATCGTCACCGCATTACCCCGGATGCGCAGCGTGTCCACCTCCGCCTCCCCAATCTTCACGGTGGTGATGGCACCGTTCGTGATCTTGGCGTTACCGATACTTGCGTCCCGGATATACGCATCACTGATGAACGTCTGGTTGCCGACCACGGCAAACGGGCTTGAAACTGCATCGCCAGAAGGGTTGAGAATCGCAAACCTGCTTGCCAGGATCGCGAACGTCGATTGCACCGCGCCTTTGGAGTTGTCGATGCTCAGGCCAAACCCGGCCACATGGCGGATGCCATTGGCGGTGATCTGAACCTTGATCACTTCCGAGGCGTTCGCCACGCCATTGAGCTGGTTGAGCGTCGTGCTGACTCGCTGTACAGACGCAGTCGTCTCCCCCAAGGTCGACTGCGTGGTCTGGATTTGCTCGCTCAGCGCCGAATCGGCGTTGGTCCGTGCCGTGATCTCGTTCTGAATCGCTGCCTGGGCGCCGCCTACCGATGCAGACAACACATCGATTCGCTGCGTCTCGGCAGAGAGCTTTTCACCCTGCTGGTTGACGGTGCTGGTCACACTACTGACAGCGTTCGCCGTGGCAGCTTCGGCCTCCGATACCCGGCGCGCCACGATATTGCACCACAGCGCCCGGCCGCTGCCGTCCGAAGGTTCCAGGCGGGTCACGAACCGTGCCGATACGGCGCCGGCCGGGGCGGTGATCCGACCGGCATAGGCTTTGAAAGAACCAAGCCCGGACACCACCGCAAAGGCGTCCAAGTAGCTGATGGCCGCGCCGGCCTTGTCGAAGAACTGCATTTGCATCCGGGCAATCTGCCCGCTGGTCATGTAGCCCGCGAAGATATCGGCCGACAGGTCGAACTGCTCGCCGCCCTTGGTCAACACGTTGCGCTCAAGGCCGCAGAAGCTGTTGCCATAGAACGCAATCGCTTTGCTGGCCGAGGGATGCGCCGAAACCCCGACAATCACTGGTCCAGCCGTCCAAGGATCTGAAACTCCGTCTTCGAACGCCCCCCGCAAAATGAGGTTATCTGGCTGCTGCCCCATGGAGGCCTTGATCTGGGTGATCGAGGTCGCCTGGCTATTCAACGTGGCCCCTTGCTGCGAGACCGTTGACCCCAGCGTCTGCAATGCAGACGCATCCGCTTTCAGCGCCACCTGACTGAGCGCCGCTTGGGCAGCGGTGGCCGCATCCGTGGCCACCTTGTCGGTCACCGCCACCCAGGTGGTACCATTCCAGCGCTTTGGCGTGTTCGCATTGCCAGTGGTGTCAATCCACAGGTTCTGGGCCAGCCGGTCCGCCACAGCCGGCGCGGTCGATTGATACAGTACCTTACCCTTGGCGCCGGCAGCATCGGCCGCCGCTTGGGCAGCCTGCTGCGCCGTAGCAACGTTGCCGTTGGTGGTTGCCAGACTGTTTTCCAGTGAGGTGGTTTTGCTCGATACGCTGGCCAAGTCGCTACCCTGCTGGGTGACCTTGGAACTGAGCAAGTCCACCGCCGCTGAAGTCGCCGCCTGCTGCAGCGCCACAACCTGCCCGTTGTCTCGCCAGCCGCTCGCGCGAGTACCCGCCTCCATCTGGTACTGGTCAGCCTCAATGAACCCGCTACTGACGTTAGCCCCACCGTAGACGACTACAGACGGGTACACGGAATCGGTGGCAGCATCCACCGTGAACGTATGGGTCAGGCGAACCCATGTGTCGCTGGCATCTGTCCTGGTCGACCCCCAAGAAGTGGTGTTCGAACCCGCAGCATTGACTCCATAGACCTGCAGCAGGATGCGTAAACCTGCGGTACCGCGCATGTATACAGAGGCCGTGTAGGTCTTGCCAGGGGTAACCTTGAACCGCCGGGTAGACTTCACGTAGACCCTGGCCCAGAGGCTGGGGCCCAGTCCCGTGACGTCAAGCCTCTGAGCTCGCCCAGGCGCTACAGTCGACGGAACCAAGCTTGGTGTTCTGGCCTCGCCGGTACCGTCGTACCACCACTCGTCTGCCACCCCTGGGGTTGTGCTCTCCTTCTCGAAAGATGAGTTGTACACCAGGTTCTCGCCGCCCACTTCACCAATGCTGTTGTTCAGCTCAGTTAGTTGGTTCGATGCGCTGGTGATCCCCGCTTCGTTCGCGCTGACGCGCCCGGCAAGTGCCGACGTAGCCTGGGCGTTGGCAGCGGTGTCAGCTTTCACCTGAGTCAGCGAAGCATCGATTCGGGTGATTGCCTGGCCGTCAGCAGTGATCTGCTGCCCCTGTTGCGTAACGGTGTTGGTCAGCGCCTGAACCGAGGAGGCCTCGGCTTTTGTCGCGACCTGGGACAACGCGGACTGAGCTGCAGCCGCAGCATCGGTCGCCACCTTGTCAGTAACCGCGACCCAGGCACTTCCGTTCCAGCGTTTCGGGTTGTTGGCATTAGCTGTGGTGTCAATCCACAGGTTTTGCGCCAAGCGGTCTGCGGTAGCCGGTACAGCCGACTGCACGATGACCTTACCCTTACTGCCTGCCAGATCGGAGGCCGCCTGAGCTGCCTGCTGAGCCGCTGAAACATTCCCGTTTGTGCTTGTCAGCCCCGACTGCAAGCTTGTAATCAAGGATGACTGCGATGCAAGACCTTGCTCATTCTGGGTCACGCGAGATGCCAGCGCGGTAGTAGCAGAGGCATTGCTGTCGATTTGCACCTGTTCGGTGACGTCCTCGATGATGAAGTAGTCGACCGAGACCTTGCCCCCAACGGCATCATAGCCAGTGATCAGCATTGGGGAGATCCAGGCAGTCCCCGTCTTCATGCGCTTCGGGTCAGTGATCGTCCCCGCTCCTGAGGCCCCGCTCTCTGAACCCACCGTATGCCCTTTGACATAGACAGTGACCTCTACCCAAGCACCTACCGGCAAGGCCACTGCCGTCATGAGCACGTAGTGAGACCCGGCGTGGGTGTTGGCGCCACTTGCGCTGATCCGGGTTGTCCCATCCTCGGCAAAAGCGTCGAGCCCCATATAAGTCCTGGCAGCCCCAGCGCCCTGGGACAATTGCTGGACCCTCCCGGAAAGCTTGTAGAGACGATCCGGCTCGAACCTAATCTTCCGAGACGACGCGACCCAGCAGTTGAGGTTGCCAGGCCCGCTATCGAGCGTCATGGTCGCGCCGCTGACGTTTCCAGCAGTTTTGTCGTATGTGATAGTCGTGCCGGGGTTCGTCACCGTCCGAACCCAACTATCGGATGCCATTTCACTGAAGACAGACTGGTAGACCTTCTCCGAATTACTCAGCACTCGACCCAAGCTGGCACCGATATTGGTCAGTGACTGCCCCTGGGCAGCCAGGTTAGTGCCCTGCTGGGTAACTGTGTTTGTCAACGCAGCTACGGTTGAAGCATCGGCCTTGGTCTGAACCTGATTCAAAGCACTGCTTGCCGCTGCTGCGGCGTCGGTTGCGACCTTGTCGGAAACGGCCTCCCAAGCCGACCCCGTCCAGCGCTTGGGCGTATTCGCATTTCCAGTCGTATCGATCCACAGGTTTTGTGCCAACCGATCAGCCGCCGACGGCGCGACAGACTGAACCAGCACCTTACCCTTGCCCCCGGCGAGCGCCGAAGCATCCTGCGCCGCCTGCTGGGCGGCAGTGACGTTCTGATTGGTCGTGGTGAGACTCGCCTGCAGCGCAGTCAGCGACTGGCCTTGGGCTGTAGAGGTCCCTTCTACATTGCTCACACGGTTGGTAAGCGTCTGAACTGCGCTCGCATCGGCCTTGGTTGCAACCTGATTAAGCGCAGATTGGGCAGCGGCGGCCGCATCCGTGGCCACCTTGTCGGTCACCGCCACCCAGGTGGTTCCGTTCCAGCGCTTTGGCGTGTTCGCGTTGCCAGTGGTGTCAATCCACAGGTTCTGGGCCAATCGGTCCGCCACAGCCGGCGCGGTCGATTGATACAGTACCTTCCCCTTGGTGCCGGCAGCATCGGCCGCCGCTTGGGCAGCCTGCTGCGCCGTAGCAACGTTGCCGTTGGTGGTTGCCAGACTGTTTTCCAGGCTGGTGGCCTTGCCCGACACGCTGATCAGGTCGGCGCCCTGCTGAGTCACCTTGGAATTCAACGCCTCCACCGCCGTCGCGGTCGCCGCCTGATTGCCACTGTTCACCTGGCCGTTGTCGCGCCATCCAGTGGCCAGCGTTCCTTCCTCGATCTGATATTGATCCCCCTCGATAAACCCAGCTGCAGCTGATGCGCCCCCGTACACCACAAACGCCGGGTAGACCACCGAGGTATTGGCATCAGGGGTGAACGTGACCGAAAGCCGCGCCCATGTTTCACTGGCATCGACGCGAACGCCCGCCCACGAGTTGCTGCTACTGCCCGCCTCGTTGACTCCGTACACCTGCGGCAGGATACGCAGACCGGCCGTGCCACGCATATACACCGAAGCGGTGTACGTCTTGCCAGGCACCACCTTGAACCGGCGGTTGGCCCGGCCATAAACCCGCGCCCAGCTGCTCGAAGTCAGTCCTGCCACGTCAAGGCGCTGAGCAAAACCCGGGGCCAGGGTGGAGCCAACCAGCGAAGGCGCCCGGTTAACCGGAGCGCTCGAACTGTCATACCACCAGCCGTCGGCAACCAGCGGTGTGGTGGGGTCCGGCATGTCGAACGACGGGTTGTAGACCAGGTTCTCGCCGCCCACCAACGGCAAGGCCGCATTGATTTTGGTAAGCGACTGCCCCTGCGCGCTGAGGTCCTGGCCGTGCTGGTTGACCTCATTGCTCAGGGCCTGGACGGTCGAGGCCTCGGCCTTCTTGGATACGCTGTCGGTCAGCGAGACGATGGCCGAACTCTGCGAGCTTAGCTGCTGATCCTGAGCCACGTCCTTTTGCTCGGTGGCCGTTACTCGGCTGGTCACCTGTTGCAGGGCCTGCGAGCTGGCTTTGCCGTCGATGCTGGTCTGCATCCCATCCATGCGGGTGGCCTGGGACGACAGTTTGCCCTCGGCCTCACTGACCCGGGTGGCCACGTTGTTGACCACGGTGGCATCGGCCTTCAAGGCGACCTGAGACAGCGCCGACTGGGCGGCGGTCGCCGCATCGGTAGCCGCCTTGTCCGTGACCGCCACCCAGGTGGTACCGTTCCAGCGCTTCGGCGTGTTGGCGTTGCCCGTGGTATCAATCCACAGGTTCTGCGCCAAACGGTCAGCAACGGCCGGGGCCGCTGCCTGGATGATCACCTTGCCCTTGCCACCCGCCAGCGTGTTCGCCGCATCAGCAGCTTGCTGGGCGGTGGCCACGTTCTGGTTGGTGGTGGTGAGGCTCGACTGCAAGCCACCGATCTGTGTCGCCTGTGCAGTGGTTTTGCCATCCAGCGTGGACACGTCGGTTTCGACCTTCGACACGCGCGAAGCCGTGCCGGCCGCCGTGACAATGGCCTGGCCAACGTCGGTCCAATAGGTCGCGTTCGGTGGCGGAGTGTTCTTCGGTACCGCTTTCAGCGCCTGATACAGCTTGCCGTCATCACCCAGCACCCCCTGATTGGTGCTATAGGTCTTGTCCTTGTTGTACGGCAACGAGCCGGCCAGTACAGATACCGAGTCGATTTTCTGCTGCAGGTCGGCCTTGGCAGCGTCAACCTCCCGATCCACCACCGCGATCTGCTGCTCGAGGGCAGATTTAGCGTCCGCGACATTCTGGTTTGTAGCAGTAATCTGCTGCTCCAGGTTGCCCTTGGTGCTGGCCAGCGCGTTATTGACCTCGCTGATCTGCTGAGCCAGCTCGGTCTTGGCGGTACCCACTCGCTCGTTCACCGAGCCAGGGCCATTGCCTTCGATAAGGTCGATCTTCTCGGTGAGCTGCTGACCCAGGTGGCTTTCGAGGATCTCGCCCTTGATGACCTCGAGCATCTGCGTGGGGTCATCTGATGTTGCGGCAGGCACGTACAGGAAATCGCTCTTCCCGTAGGCATTGGCCGAACGCACGTAGTAGAAGTACTGCTTGGCAAATGCCAATCCCGTGTGGGTGAAGGTCAGCCCCTGCCCCAAGTACACGGCATCAGCGATGGGCGCCTGGGGATTTGTCGCATGGAAGTACTCATAGGTCCCGCCGTTCAGGCTGTTCTGCCGGTTGACCGGTACCAGGGTAATGCTGTCCACCGAGGCGAAGTAATCGCAACTCTCTGGCACGGGCGGGCCGCCCACGTTCACGTTAATGCTCGCCTCGCCCGAGCGCGTGCCGGGGCCGAAGGCAATGACGCTCATGGCGTAGGTGCCAGAGGCCAGGCCATTGATGTTGCAGCTTGCGGCCTCCCCGCCCACCTTGAGCGACTGGACGACCTCAGTGCCCTTGCGGATCGTCACGGTGTAGCTCAGCACGGTCTGCGCCGGGGGCACCCAGCTGAGAACGCCTTGGATGATCTCGGCCACGCTGCTGGGCGTCCAGGCCAGGCCGGTGACAGCAGCCAGGCCGCCCACGGGCAGGTTGATGAACCCCAGCGGGTCGTAGGGCTGGCCCACAGCATCATCAAAGATGGCCTGCTCGTAGGGCTTGAGGGTCACTTTGCAGGCATCGGCAGCGCCCATGGTCCACTCCGTGACCATGAACTCGCCCAGAATGTTCAGCGAAGGCAGATCGACCTTGACTGCACGCCCCGGCCGGCAGTTGTAGCCGTTGAAGTTCAACGGCATGGATACAGAGCCGCCCGAGCGTCGGCGTCGTAGGCTGATGTTTGCGAGCCGCTGCGCCAGGTAGGCGTCTGTCACATAGGCAAACGACTGCGACTCAGCGAGCTCGCCACCGTCTGCGGTGATCCAGTCCTGAATCGCGACCTCCGGGTAGTCGGTCTCGGCCCAGGCCTGAGCAGGATCAACAAAGGTCCCGCGCATGGTGTTGATGGCATCGCTGTTGCTGACCTCGGTCGTACCTTCAACAGTGCCAATCACCATGTCTTCGTTGATGGTGAAGTCGGCTGGCCCGTAGTAGGCGCCCACCTGAAGCGACCAGCGCCCGCCAACCCGGATCAGCGTTCCCGCGCAGGCCGACAGCAGGTTATCCAGGACGGTATTGCGCTTCTCGTCAGCGCCAATGACGGCACCCGCAAAATAGCGAGGCGTCACCGTGCCGTCCGGCCCCACAACGGCCTCATCACTGAGGTTGGCCGCACTGGCGAAGGATTGGAAGATGATCTCGTCGTCAGGAATTCCGCAGCGGTTGCGCAGATACCAGAGGATTAGCAGTGCTGTGTTGGCCGAATAGCCGGAATTCCCGTTGCGGGGGTCATAAATGTCGCTGCGCCCACGAACCACGAAACGCACATCCGGGATGCCCGACGGAAACTTCTCGGCGTCGTACTTGAACGACAGCCGCACAAACGACAGGCCCCGGCCAATCTGCTCTTGGCGCCAGTCTGGGCAGTTGGCCAGAAGGAAGGCGTTCACCTGGGCCGGGTCAATGATCACCTCGGACGTGGCATTCTCCCCCAGCTCAGACAGTGGGCGCTCATCCACGTAGATCTGATCGACACCCGCGATAGCGCCCTCGGACAGTACGTAGACGATGTGAAGCCACTCGCCACTGGTCTGGTCGCCCGACTGTTCCTGGACCCAGGCGAGCACACCGCCGGTGCTGGCCCGACCGAGAATGAAGCGCACCGGGGCTTTCGACGAGCGAACGGTCTGAGAGCTTGGTTCGGAGCTTGGGCCGCCAGAAATCTTTGCCGCACCAGTCAGGCCCGCAAAGACTCCTTGCACACCACCAAACACATCCTTGAACGCGCCCACCGGGTCGTACATCGCCTTGATCGGCGCAGTGACGAGCTTGACGACTGATTTGATTGATTTGCCCACTATTCAACTCTCCAGGCCACCAAGGGCTCACAATCAACGGCTGCAGCACCAGACTCAGTGGCCGCCCAATACCGGCCGCTCCAGAGCACCGCCACGCACTTCCCCGACGCGCCCTCGAAGCTGACGATGTCGCCGCGCTGGGCGAACTGCACATCAACCCTTTCGAAGTAGGTATCGAGCACCGCCTCGACTGAGCCGTGCGTCGACGCCATCACGCGCTTGGCACCGATCTGCGTCTTGTATCGCCCGCGGTATTCCTTCGCCGGATCAACACCGCAGATAGCCGCCGCGCAGTCAGCGACAAACAGGCAGCAGTCAAATTCGCCCCACAAAAAAGGCCGCTCGAAAGCGGCCTGAATGGTCTCGTGTAGCCTCGTGGGCCAGTCTCGATAGCGCATGACGTTTACTCGTAGGTGAAGGACGGCGCGTCTTTCTTGGCGCCCCAGTAGATGGGCCATTCGGCCATCTGCGCGACGGCATAGAAGAAGCGGTCGCCGTCATGCCGGGCGCGGTGGTTCTCGTCCGTCCAGCGCTCTGTGCCAACCCGGTTCCATTCGGCCATCCGGTCGATGATGGTGACCGTAATCGTGCTGTCGCCCGTCGAGCCGCCGTAGGACAGTTTGGCCGCGTCCATGCGGCCGCTGAACAGGATGTCGGCCGCGTAATTCCCGGCCTCGTCATAGACGACGAACATCAAGCGCGCCGACCGGCCTCGGCAGCCCGCGACCGAGGTCTGGGAAAGGATGTAGCTGTCCAGGCCATTCAGCGTCAGATCAATGGACAGGGAGGAACCCGAATCAGCGCTTTCGCTGGCCTGGCCCACTTCGCCGAAAGTGCCAACGCCGTCGTAGGCGTAGCCGTTGATGATCAGCTGGCTGGTGCCCGTGTGGGCCCTGACCATGCCGTCGGCAAAATCCAGCTCGCAGGCAAATACAGGCGTGAAGTTGCCAGCAGCAATGATGCTCAGCACTGATTGGGAAAATGGGAAAACCGCAGCCATTAGAAGGCCTCCCGACATTCGATGGAAAGTTCAGCCACAATAGGCCTGACTGAAAGGGTGTAGCTGTCCTCGGTGAGGCGCATGATCGAATAAGGGTTTCGATACTCCACCGCGGTGCCAACCACCAGAGCTGAGCGCAACCGTCTGTTGAGAGGCAAAATGGCCGTGCCATCGCCGTTCGAAAGCACGTCCTCAACCACCTCATGCATCACCCCGCCGATGGTGATGTAATCGCCCTGGCTAAACACCCGGCGACCGCCCTGCAGCCCGCTCAGCGTGATGGTTGAGGCCATGGCAGCCCCGACCTGCACAACGGGCGCGCCGATGTTGTCAGTCCGCTTTCGCGTGAACGCCGGCAGCTTGAACGTACCGAAACGGCCCTGCAGTCGCCCCAAGAAGGCAGTCACTATTCGGTCACGGTCTCGGGTCAATTGGGGAAGCGACAGGGAGCATTTCCAGTACGACCCCGGGTACCCCACGATCTGCTGGCTGTTGTTCAGTGACGAAGAGAAATCGCGGTTGTTGTACACCATGCCCCAGCTCATCTCAGCCGGGCACACTTGGGTTGGCCATTCGATCGCCATCGTTCCACCTTAAAGTTTCTTGCGGATGCTCTGCATTATTTGGCCGTTTCGGCCCACATCCTGCAGGATCGCGGACATCGTTTGGCGCATGCCTTGTTGGATCATGGCAACCGTCTGAGGGCTTACATCTCCATTCACATGGAAGACCTGATGCACAGCCACCGGCTGGCCTGTGCCCTCCGGCTGACTTCCTTTGCTGCCCTTGCTCACCTCGTCCAGGGTTTTGTCCAGCTTTGCACTGGTGTTGGCGGTAGTGACCCGCTCGCCCTTCTGCAGCAACCAGGTACCTTCGCGAGGAACACTATCGATACCGTCGTGCGCCATACCCACCAGAGCGGAACTCGCCACACCGGCCACCAGGGGGGCGGTAGCCATCGCTGCGGCAATTGCAGCACCAGGTGCCAGTGCGGGCCCCACGATAGGTATCGCAGCGGTGCTGGCGAAGGCGGCGAGCTGGGCCTGGAACGACGTTGCCTGAGCGTTGGCAATCAAAGTCGGTGCCGCACTGGCCTGTGTCGTCTTACCGACCATCAGCTGCACCGCTTGATACACCAGCCACTGGGCAGCCATGTCTGCCAGCGCATCAACCATCGACCTGGCGAACCCGCCAACCATATCCATCAGCGCATCTCCGGCATCCTTCGAGCCCGTGGCCACATCAGAGAGGAACGACCCGAGCTCGCTCCTGGCGCTACCGAGGACAGACGTGGTGGCATCGGCGGCCATGGCTGAGTAGTCGGTCGCGGCGTCCGCAAAATTCTCCCAGGCGCTGGTGACACCATCCATCCAGTTGCTCTGCGCCTCATCGAGCTGGCTGTAATAGTCGTTTTGCAGCTCCAGGCGCTCGGCCAGGGCATCGCTGAGCACTTGGGTTTCCTGGTCGTAAAGCTCCTGGCTGATGTCACCGCTGTTGCGTTGCAGGACCAATTCACGCTGTTGACGATTGAAGTCTTCCTCGATCGACAGCCGTTCTTTCAGCCGCTCCTTGTACTCGTCACCACGGCCGGCGCCAGCAAGCTCTTGATCAAACCCGGTCCTGGCAGTCAGGAAGTCTTCATTCACGTTGGACCGGAAGGACGCCAGTTTCTTTGCGTCCTCCTCAGCGTTTTTGACCTTCTTCAGTGCGTCCAGCTCAGCTGCCAGACCCTCCAAGCGCTTGCGCTGCTTGTCGTTGATGCCGTCCAGTTTGCCGCTGGAGATCTCAAAGGCGAGCTTCTCGACCTCGGTCGCGTCCTTGCGCTTGTCCGTCGAGGTGTTGATAAGCTCAATCTGCCGCTGGTAATTCTCTTCAGTCGTCTTGAACGCCTGGTTCAGCTTTCTGGTAGCAGCTTCCGCAGCCTTCTCCGCTGCTTTCTGCGCATCGGTCTGGCCGAGAATACCTGCACTCCCACTACCGGCAGGTACGATCGCGGGTAGCTCGGAGGCAGCCTTGCGAGCCTGCTTCACATATTCCCGAATTGAATCGCCGGCCCAGGCTTTATTCATGGTCTGGCCGAGCTCAAGAAAAACACTGTTCGCCGTTCGAGCGTGATCCTTCGCATCGCTCGACATTTTGTCCGAGTTCTTTTTGAAGTCCTCGGACATTTCTCCGAACGTGACCTTGCTCAGCAGGAGGTTGGCCGTTGCCCCCATACTTTGGAAATACGCCATGGCTGTGGCGAATGTCCCCACCATAGAGATCGCGGCAACTTTAAATGCTCTGCCGATACCATCAGCAGTTGAAGCCGTCATGGCAGCGACCTCTACTAGGTCGTTGGCAAAAGCCCGGACTTGCGATTGCAGCCCTCCGGCCTCTTTGCTGGTATCAGCCAAGTCTGCTGCGAGCTGCGCGAGGACGGGCATGAATTCCGCCGCGAGCGCGGTTTTCGCCGAATTTGCATACTGACCGATTGTGGTCAGCTGGTTATTAAACTCTCTGGCAGACGAAATGGTTGTGTCGTCCAAAATCATGCCAGCGGCCATTGCGGAGTCGCCCAGCTCCTTGAGTTTCTTACCGCCATCAGCCAATAGCGGCACCAGGGCCGTAGCCTCGTCGGCAATCGCCTCCATGAAGAACGTCATCTGCGCTTGGCTGACATTCGCTTTTTGGAGACTTGTAACGTAGAGCTGCAGCGCTTCAGCGCTGTTTAGCTTGCGGAACTGCTCCGCAGTCACGCCAACCTTCGGCGCTACGGTCTCAAAGAAGTTTTTCAGCTCGCCACCGCCGGTGGCCAGAAAGTCGCCGATCTTGTCGTTGGTGTCCTTGAAGATGTCCGACAGCTTATCTTGATGCAGACCCACCGAAGCGGCAGCAGCGGCCAAGCGCTGAAACTCGGTAGTCCCCAAGCCGGCGAGCGCGGACAGATTGGAAATCTCTTTCGCCGCCGATGCCGTGCTGGTGACCAGGCCTGCCACTACGGCTGGGATCGCAGCGAACGTCGCGCCGACTGCTGTGCCCAAACGCTCGGCCTGCTTCTTTATCTCCGCCATCTGCTTCTGCGTTTCACGACCTGCCTTATCCAGCGGCCCTGTGAAACCGCCAATTTTCGCAATCAAGTCGAGTGTCAATGTGCCAAGAGAGCGGCTCGCCATGCTTTCCTCCAGGCGAAAAAAAACCCGCCGGGGCGGGTTTGATCAATAAATGGGCTACCGTTTCAGAATTTTCCTCTTCTCGATATCGAATTCCTCATCGGTAATATGACCTCGCTCTTTGAGGGCTGCCAGCGTTTCGAGCTCTTGGTACGGGTCAACAGTCTTGCTGGACGGCGACGTGGCCTGCTCAATGTTGATGCTGACCGGCTTTCCGCCTGATGAAACCGACCATATTAGCGAAGCGATCCAGCCCAGAATTGTCCAGCCTAAAAAGAAGTTGAGCAGCATGATCGACACCCGATTTGGGTGGCTTCTCGCTGCCGCGATTATCGTTGGAGTGAAGTACAAAGCCACGGCCATCGCGAGCATCACGAAGGCCTGAGTGGAGTCTGGTTCAACGACCATGGTTAGACGCTCCCTGTTAAACGAGGGCAATCTACCATCACCTACGGCCTCTCCCAAAATATTGCCGAAACAAGCTATGTCCAAGAAGCCATCGCATTCATCAGCGATATCCCCGACTGTGTGTGATGCGGCATGAATTCATAGAGATCAGCCTTACCGCCCCGACTACGGTTGATCTGTAGCGCAATCAGCGCCGCGGACAACTCCTGTCGGCGGGCGATGTTTAGCGAGCCATGCTTGTCGCGATAGTCGACCCAGGCCAGCACCTCCGCGTAGGAAAGCGTGGCCTTGGCCTCCGCGATTGATGTTCCGCCTATCCCGTTCAGCACAAGCTCATGCCAAAGCTCGTCAGCCGGGGTCAGCTCTTTGGGGGCGGGTTATTCACGGCTTTAACGGCGTTGTAAAGCGCCAGGCCCAAACCAGGGTCAAGATTCACAGCATCATCAAACGGCAACTCCTCGGTTCCATCCTCGCCCAGCATGACGCTGGCCGAAAGGTAGCGAGCGGTTTTGAAGCGCTCAGTTTCCCCACCAGCGAACATCGCCTCCATCACACCGAAGGCGTGACGACGGATGTGGACCGTGAATTTGTCGGTTACGGTTTTGCCGTTCTTGTCTACGTGCTTCCACGCGACTTCTTTCGGCACTAGGGCATCAGCAATGACGCCGCCTTTCTTCTTCAGTTGCTCCAGATTCATGGGTTTTCCTTGATGATCCAGTTGAGCTTGCCAGAACGCTGAATGGTGGCAGCGGTGCTCACCGAGGCATTGCTCGCGAAGTCGAACGGGAAGTCGGCGACATAGCCGGCGAACAGGCACCAAGTGCGCGTGGAGGGGAGCTCGAAATCGTCTCCGGCGGTGTTGACCGTGGGCGCGATACCTTTGCCATCGGACCAGCCGAGCGCCCAAAGGATGTCTTCGTCGCTATCGTCCTGGGATAGCTGGAACATGCGCACATGGCTGGCATTGCGCGGATCGGCCAGGATCGTTGCGGTAGCTTGACCTGGTGTGCGGAGGCCTTTCTTGTATTTGCGATCGGTGTCCGCCAGGCAGGTGTCATCGATCTGATCGGCAGGGGCACCGCCGGGGTTGAATGCGGTTAGGCACTCCACCTCCATTACGGTCTTTGGGCCGGTGCCGGAAACAGGCGGCAGCAGCGCGTAGAGCTGGGCGCCCTGAGCATTCATCGACATGGGTTATCTCCAGTCAGCAATAAAAAAGCCCGCACATGGCGGGCACGATGGATTTCGACATTTCAGCGCTGCACCCACCAGTCCACGTCGAAACTGGTCCGGTAGTTCTTGGTGGCCGGGTCGCGGGCTTCGCCACCCCACCGAGTCACGTAGGCATCCAGCTCAATGGCATCACGTATGGCGTCGCGAACCTGGCGGACCGAAGTACTGGTCGTGCCGTAAACGTCAACCTGTAGCGTGAAACCGTCGGCGTCGGGACGGCCGGCCAGGTAGTTCTCCGGTTCGCCATTGACCAACTGCCACACAGCGTATGGCTTGGTCACATCCTGGGGGGCCTCGCCAAACGAGTAGAGCCGCAGATTCGCGCCGACGCCGAGCAGTGCGGTGACGCCAGCGGCCTGCGAGCAGATTTGGAAAATAGGTGGTGTCATGAGGATGCGACCTTCTTGGCAGCGCGCCGGATGGTGCGGTCGATTGCCTTCTCGTACTCGGTGACAAAAGTGGCCGTAACCTCACTGATGCTGTTGGCCAGGGCTGGACGCATGAAAGGCACGGCCGCCATGTTCTCGGTACCGAACTCGATCAGGCGCCAGTGCGGCGTTGGTGAGTTCGGGCTGAGGTCGCCGCCATCCTTGAGCACGGCGCCGTGCAGTACGCCGATCCGGAAACCGAGGTCTCCGGTCTGCTTGAACAGCTTGCCGTTCCAGCGAAGAGCAATGTTGTCCGCGATCGAGCGCCCGGTTTCCTTGTCGTCGATCCGCTCGGCGCCTTCCTTGGCTTTCTGCACCACAACCTGAGCGGCCTTCCGCAACGCGGCCCGTCCACCCTTACGCCGAACGTCATAGCTGACCGACTCCAGCTTCCCCAGCAGGCTATCCAAGCCGGTGATGCTGAACTCGACTCCGTCAGCCATCTTTCACCCCTTTCGACACGAGGATGGTCAGGTACTCCTGGCCGGACTTGTCGTCTTCCAGAGGCGGGCCTTCGATGCTGTACACCTCGCCGCGGTAGACGATTCGCATCGTGGGCAGAATGCCTGGACGGTATCGGATCACCATGCGAGCGGTGGCCTCAGACTTCGCAGCCTGCGCTGCGATCAAGTCGCGAGCCGACAATGGCGATACCTTGGCCCATACCGAAAGCAGCTTCTGCCACTCCGGCTCACCGTATTCGCCTGATTCAGGGTCGCGAGGTGTGACCTTGTGCTGCAGCTCAATGCGGTGCCTCAGATCGCCAGCCTTCATAGATTCACCCAGCGGTGAGGCCCCCAAAGAGCTTGGGTGGCCATCGGCATCTCAGTCGCGATGGTTCCGGTAACTACCGCTTCCCGCCCCATGAACCAGTGACCGATCAGCAACAGTGCACCCTGGCAAATTGCCTTCGTGATAACGATCGAGTTTCCAGCGGGCTCTGGTAGCGGCTCACCCTCGGCGATCAGCTTGCGGTTGGTCCACTGTTCGAACGTGCTGAATGCCGCGTCGGTGTATGCCTGGATCAGGGCGTCTTCTTCGTCACCGTCAACCCGCAGGTGCGACTTCACGGTGTCGAGGTCAATCATTTTTCGGCACCAGGGCCTGCAACGCCGGCTTTTTCGCGTCTGCCGCGAATTCGATACCGTTGGCGGTGAGCCATTCTTTCAGCTTGGGAACGGTCATCTTCAGCGGATCGGTTTCGTTTTCAGCGCCCTTCTGCAGCTCGATGGCTGCGTCGATTTCTTCCTGCGAGCTGCGCGAGGCATAGCCTTCCGGCGGATAGTTGGCAGCCAGGTAACCGGCCTCCACGAATTCGGCCACGGTAGGGCCGTCCTCACGAAGCCCCGGGGTGCGCTTCTGGTCGAGATATTCGGCCACGCCCAGGTGATCAACCGCCACCACTGCGCAACGGTCAGAAACATCCTGCTCGCCCACCTGGATCTCCACCACCTGGTTACCGTCCACAGCGAACGGAAACGCCTTCTTCACGGAAATGATTGGCATAAATACTCCAGAAGTTGGCGCCCGGAGGCGCCCGCTGAATCAGGCAGCGCTCAGGGTAAGAACCTTGATCGCCTGGGAGTCGACGAGCATGCCGCCGACGCGCTTGGTGGTGTAGAAACCAACGAACGGCTTGTTGGTGTACGGATCGCGCAGCACGCGGGTGCCGATGCGGTCCACGATGGTATAGCCGCGTTTGTAGTCGCCGAAGGTGACTGCGTTGGCATCCGCCGCGATATCCGGCATATCCTCGTTCTCGGTGATGCCGTAGGCCAGCAGTGTCGAAGGCTGCCCCAGCTCCAGACCAGGACGCCACAGGTAATTGCCTTCGCTGTCCTTGAGTTTGCGGGCATAGGCCACGGTCAGGTTGTTCATCATGAAACGAGCGTTGGCCCGATAGCCTGCTTTCAGCGAGTGGACCAGGTCGATCAGGTTGTCGCCAGTGAAACCGCCGGCTGCACCCGTGATGACCTTCTGCAGAGTGCCGAAGGGACGGGTGGAGTCCTTGGCCGTGGTCAATGCGTAGGCCAGGATTCCTTTTGGCTTCTTGTCGCCGTTGCCGAGCAAGAAAGCAGTGCCCTCACGCTCGGCAAACTCTCGGGCGACCTCGCCATTCAGCCAACCCTCGGCGTCGAAGAAGATGTCGTCCAGACTGGTCTGGGTTGCCTGCGGGTTGGCGTAAATCTCGCCCATGAAGGCAGAGATCTGTCCGAGGGTTGGGGTACCGGTAGCCGGACGTTCGTCAGTTTCGCCGACCCAGCCAGACCCGGCGCCACCCAAGCTGACCAGGCGCTTGTAGTCCGGGGAGCCGACAGTGATCTGGTTACACACCTGGCGCATCGGCGAGGTGTCCTTGAGCAGCTCAATGATACTGCGATCCAGCTCTTCCGGTACCGCGTAGCCGCCATCGGCGTCATTGCCGATCTGCAGCGCCTTGGCCTGCAGATCGCCCAGGCCGGTGTCGATGCCCTTGCGAACGAACTGCATGAAGGCGGTCTTGTGCTCGCTCGCAGCCTTAGTGCCGCTGCCGTCCGGGCGCTTCAGTTCGATCAGCTCTTTTTCCAGAGCAGATTTCAACTCGTCGAGCTCACCCAGCTTTTCATTCAGGGTGTCGACCTGGCCGGACAGCTTGCCCTTCTCGGCTTCCAAGCCATCGATGCGCTTGTCGTTCTTTTCCTTGAACTCGTCGAACTTTTTGCCTAGGGCGTCGGCGACTTCTTTGATGTCTTTTTCTTCAACAGCCATGAGAGGCTCCTTACATTTTGTCCAAAATGGATTTCAGGTGGTTGAGTGATGCGTCGGCACCCGCCTCTCGCGGTGAAACTGCGCCGTAACCCTTGGCCATGAAGGCCTTGGCTTGTGAGCCGGAAAACCCTACCTCTCGCAGGGCCCGCTCCACTTTGCTGGGCGGCGGGGTTTCGCCGCGGGCCAGCAGAGATTTCACATCGGTGATCCGAGCCTCGTCGTTGGCCGGGAAGGTGACCAGGGAGACTTCCCAGAGATCGATCGCCTTCAGCAGCCAGATGCCCTTCTCTTTGTCGTACTCGTAATCGTCGAGCATGTAGCCGATCGACATGCCGGTCAGGCTGCCGGCCTTCATGTGGGCGTGCGCTCGCTTGGCCAGCGGGTCGGCCTCGATCAGCAGCCGGCCATGCACGTACAGCCCAACGTCGTCTTCGCGCATCTCGGTGTAGATGCCGATCGGCTCGCTCATCTGGTGTTGCCAGAGCATGGCCGGCAGGCGGGACTTCTCTTTCCATTTGGCCAGGCTTGCGGTAAAGGCGCCGCGGACAACAACATCGCCGTAGCTGTCCTCCACGCCAAACACCGAGCCGTAGCCCTCGAACTCGCCGTTGTCGCTGACCGACTTGATGGTCAGCGGCAGGTCAAGGCGCTGTTTTGTCTGCATCGCCGGCAGCCTCTGGTTTGGTGGTCATGTTCATCGGGGTCAGGTACACATCCCCGCCCTCGCGCGGGTTCAGGTCTTCCAGCTCGCGGCAATCATTCGGGCTGAGGATTCCCCACTGGATGCCCTTGCCGTAGGACTCATAACGGCCTTTCAGGTCGCCTCGCATGAGTCCGCCGGCATTGAACTTGGCGTAGTGGCTGAGCCGATCTTTATCACTGAGGAGGCCGACCTGAATGCGGTGCTCAATTCGTGTCAGGTACGGCACGAGCGAGTAGTTGACGAAGCTCATCCCCAACTGCTCGACATTGTTGAGCGTCATCTTGTCCATGTTCGCCACCAGGTGCGGCGGCACGCGGTACAGGCCGCAGATCTGCGCCTCGGTAAGCTTCTTGGACTCGATGAACTGGGTATCCTGGGCATTCAAGCTGATCGGCTTCCAGTCCAGCCCCATCTCCAAGATCATGGGCTTGTAGGCGTTGGCCACGCCCATGTGTTCGCCCTGGAACTCGGTTTTCAGTCGCCCAAACGCTTCGTCAGTGAGCTGCTGATCAGTTCGCAGAACACCGCTGGTGACCGCGCCATTCGTGAACAGCTTGGCGGCATGGGCGTCCATCGCCTGCCCCAGCCCGAGCGCTTGCCGGGCGTACGCGATCGGGTTCAAACCGACGAGCCCATTAAGTGTGAACAGGCGCACATGCCAGATCTCGTCCTGGCTCAAGGTCTCTTGGCCGCTGTTGAACGTGACCTTGTACTCAACGGACCAGTCGTCCTTGAGCTTCGGCTGAACCCGGTCTGGGTTGATCGGCAGCAACTCGACGACATTGCCAAGGGCCTTGACCTTGTAGGCGTAGAAATTGCCGCGTAGGCACAGGCAAGCCACCATGAGCTCCCAGAACTCCTGGGCCGTCATGTACCCGTTCGGCGCCATGTTGAGCAGTGGATAAAGCCGGTGACCGGTGGCCGGTACCCTGACCTTGCCGTTTTGCTTCAACAACCGGCAAGGCAGCATGCCGATCGACTCGGCCAACACCCGCACGCAGTTGAAGACCACCAACTGTTGCATGGCGCTGGTGGTGGTCACCCGCTGACCTGACGCACTTTCGTAGCCAGCACCAAGCGCCTGGGCCAGTTTTTCTGGCGTATCAATGATCAGCGGATTTTCTTTCCTTCCGAGAAGAGCCTTGAACATCAGCGCCCTCCTCGCACAACGGCATAGGCCGAAAGTGCCATCAGGATCATGCCGCACACCGACAGCGCCACGGCCTCGCCCATGCCGATCCACAAGCCCCGTGCAAGCAGCGCAAACCCGGCCATGCCCACGATATCCGGCAAAGATTCGCGCAGATGAGCGAGCGCGGACACCCCACCGCTGCGGGGTGCCTCGTTGTGAGAGGTCATAGAGTTCTGATTCCGTGCTTGGTGATGTGATCGGAGAGCGTTTCCTCCGGGTTTGCGTTAGCCAGCACCCGGCCAACTGTCATGATCAACGCCACTGCCCCGTCGATCTTGTTGTCTTCGCCCTGCTTGATCGGTCGCACCACGTCATCATTGCCGGGTAGGTTCTTGCCGATGACGTTGCCAATACACCAGGTCATGATCGGATTGCCGTCGTGATGGAACCTGCCCGCCTCTATTGCGGCCTCCAGCTCCTTCATGCCGTCGGACATGTTGGTGTAGTTCTGGGTGATGGTGATCGGGTTGAAACCCTCGTCGTCCAGGTCATGACTCAGGCCCGTGGCGCCGTGCGGGTCTATCGGGCTCTCCCTGATCGGTGCCAGCTTGTTGGCTTCCTTGGTATCCTCGAGGATTTCGCGGTAGTCCACCTCAGCGCCAGGCGTGGCGGTCAGGTGGCCGGTATTGACCCAGGCCTGAAAGCGCTCGGCCATGCGTTTGTTGTCCACATCGTTCGCGGTGTCTTCGGGAACCCAGAACGCCGGCGCCACGCTGTAGTAGTGGATCTTTCCATCGATCTCTCGCCAGAACAGCCTGGCCCTGGAGTTCATGTCCAGCTTGCGGGCCAAGTCGAAGCCGGCAATCCACTCCTGCCCCTCGAACTGCTCAAGTGTGAGCGTCTTGTCCTCGCAGGCCTTCCAGCTCTCCATGTTGAAAAAGCCAGACTTGGCACTCACCCACAGGTTCAGGTGCTTGGTCTTGAACGTGTTGGTGAAGCGCGCCGAGCGGATCGCCCTTGCCAGCTGGCTCTCCAGGTACTCCTGAAACACCGACACGCCCATGCAGGGATTGGCCTTGGCCAGGTTCTTCGGGTCGGTCCAATCGTCGCCCTCGTCAAGTGTCCAGATGTAGCCGAACAGCTCGTCGTCCGGCACCGTGCCGTTGAGCATCTCGATGACCTGGCGACGCTTGTCGTAGCACGGCCCCTCGATGTTTGCGCCGGCGGTGGTGATGATGAACATCAGCGGCTGGCGGCGCGCCCCCATACCTGTGAGCATCGTGTCGTACTGGGCCGCGCTGTCGTGCTCATGGTATTCGTCGATGATCGCGCAGGACGGCGACGCACCATCACCTGGGTTGCCGATCAGCGGCTCGAAGCGGCTGCCATTCGACGGGATGTTCAAGTTCGAGGCGTTGACCTCGATGCCGGCTGCCTCGATCAGCATGGGCGACCGGCTGACCATCAGCCTTGCAGGCCGGAACACCTCCCACGCCTGCTTCTCGGTGGTCGCGCCGGAGTAGACCTCGGCGCCGAACTCGTTGTCGGCGGTGAACATGCTGATGCCGACGCCGGCGGCGATCACCGATTTGCCGTTCTTGCGCGGCACCTCCCAGTAGCTCTCGCGGAAGCGCCTGTACCCGCCCTTCTTCCGGACCCAGCCGAACGTGCAGGCCAGGCCGAAGAGCTGCCAGGGCTCAAGCGTGATCAGTTGCCGCTTGAACGCCCATTCGCCCTTGGTGTGGGGCAGCAGCTGCATCAGGCGCAGCTTTTTCTCAGCCTTGGCTGGGTCGAACTTGTACGGGTAGTTCTTCGAGCGGCTGGCCGCCAGATCCTCGAAGTGCCGCTCGATCGCCTGGTGGATGTAGCGACATGCCGGAAACCTGCCCTTGAGGACAGACCTTGCCCACACCATAGCCTTGTCGACATTGGTGTACTTGGCTCTGGTCATCAGGAACTCAGTAGGGCTGCAAACTCGTTGGTGGATTTCTGCTTATTACCGCCGATGATCCGCGTGCGGCTGGCCGGGTCCAGACCCAGCATCGAGCCGAA